CAGCTGGTTTCAAACTATAATAGTTAACCAACTATAACAAAAGAGCACATCTTTATGATGTGCTTTTTTTGTGGCATAAGTATTTGCATGGACACCACGCATTTACATTTTTTCACTGGATTTACATTAGTTGATATCACAGCCACAGGTGAACTACGTAGCACGGCAGAACAAACTCGCGACCAGCAACGTAATTGGGAAACCGTATTACAAACAATCGGCCTTGGTGCACAACCCTATGACGTTATACCTCCTACGGTAAAAACTGTAAACTTAGATTATTTAGAGTTTGGAGAAATGTATTCAGGCGAACACAATGTATGGATGTGGGCATTTGCTGTTGAACACGCAGATGTATTCACAGTCAATAATAATCAAGTTGCCGGGCTTGAACAATGTTTTGAACAGGTACCTGTTATTTGTGGATTAACAGAAACAGCACGTTTTATGTTGCCTATTTTTTATCCCCACGGCGGAATTAAGAACATATACTTTAAATCTGGCTTAAAAAACATAAATAACTATTGATGCTACGGCACCATTAAGGCTCATTATTAAGGCACATTTAGGCAAAACAAACGCATCGCTAACTAACAGCGAGAGTTAGATGGCCACTACTGATATTGAAAAACAGAGTCTTGAGGCACACGTAGAATTATGTGCGGAGAGATATTCCAACTTGGAAAACAAATTATCCAACCTTGAAACTCGTATGGATAAAATGGAAACCCACCTGGTTGACATTAAAGACAGCTTGTCAAAAAATGCATCTGGTCAACTTAGAACTATAATCACTATTGGTACTACTATTTTTGGTGTTTTAGTTGCCGGTATTATTACTCTGTTAGCTTCGCATCTCAAATAATCTATGCGTATCGTAGAACTCTTAAATAACATTACACTACCTATTACCAATGAGGAAGCTGAAGTATTGGACATGTTGCAAAACAAGTCAATACTAAAATCTGAATTAGACGAGCATCAACAACGTCTTGCTAACAGTTTGGTTAATAAGGACGTATTATTGAGAATTCAAGAAAATGGACGCATCACATATCGAAGAAAAATTCGATAAACCTACAAAACAAGAATTTAACCAAATAGTTGCGGCCACCACCCAATATATTTCGGCATGGACTCAACGCGAATTTAATCGCATAAGCACAAATAAACAAGTACCGTTGATATGGCCCTTGCCCCAGGGCGGATATGTAATAGGTAGTAAGCGTATAGTTCCTAACCGAGGCTATTGGCAACTACAAACATACGACCACGAATTTATACATGATTTTGATGGCAAGCAAAGTGCTATTTTTTATTGCTTGTGCGATCATATTAAAAATTATCATTTAGCAACAATGATACGCAATGCCGACAGCGAAGTTAAGCGTCTTAAAAATGACGTAATACACTATAGCAACAGCTTGGAACGTGCTTTAAAACATAAAGATAGTTTTGGGATAAGTAATTGGAGTGCCAGATTAGATGATGCAAAACTGCGATTAGATTTTGCTCAAAAAGAATTACAGAAATCTATTAAATCGGCTAAATACTTAAAAGTTTGGGATAATTGAACCATGAGATTAAGAGAAATCGGCCTACAGCCAAAAGCTAAAAAAATTAACCAAGTAGTTGAAAGTCGCTTCGGCTTTAAAATCGACTACGATAATTTAACCTTTCCTAAGGCGTACAAATTAGCTACTGCTATTACAGAAAGTTTAGACAAAGTAAAACGCACACACGGCGTTCATACTGCTGAAAAGAACCCTCAATACATGGAAATGTTTATGGTTCGCGAAAGTCTAAATCGTTGGATGGTAGAGAACAGAGATATTCTTATTCGCGAAAGCGAAATGGCTAAAGCAGAAGCTACATTAGCTGCTAAAGACATGGTTGACTCAATTCAAGACATGTTAGAAAAAATTGGTAAAATGCAGAATGAACAACTGCCTGCATTATTAGACACAATCCGTGACCAAATCGGCGAACAACAAGCTGAAACATTTAAGGGCACAGTTACTCCATTGCTACAAAACTTATGGCAGACTTTAAGTACTGGTCGTGAACAGGCTGACGGTGCTGCTCGTGCGTTAACTGGCGAATCTACACCAGACATGGGCATGGGTGGTATGGATGCTGGTATGGGTGCTCCTGCTCCAGACATGTCCCCAGAATTGGGTGCCGAAGCTCCTGCTCCAGAGGGCGACGAGTTTGCCGCAACTGATGCTGCTGCAGGTGGCGAAGAAGAATTAGGTAGAGAGCGTCGTTAATGAGATTTACTGAATTTCGTCGCCGTTTAAATGAGGATGGCGACCTCTCTGATTTTATCGAAGACGATGCCGATCATGCGGCCAATGACGCATTGATTAACACTCTAAGAGAAATTCAGTATAGTTCAGATCACGCTCAAGTTCCAAAAATTTCAGTTGAAGCATTAATTAATTTAGTTCGTCAACAACCTGGTGCCGAAGCATTTAACTTAGATACATTAGTTAATGCACGTAAGAATAATGATACAGTAAAGAACATTGTTACTGACATTAAAGATGACGACCAAGGCACCAAATATGTTTTCATTAATCCAGCCGAACCTGCAATGACAGGTGGAGTAGGTGGTGAAGGCGAAGTGGGTCAAACACAACCCGAAAAAACGGTTTCCGCAATGGCCAACCGTGCATTATCCAATCGTAGCTAAACTCAAAATCATTGACTTTTCAAAATAAATACTGTATAGTCAGTATTGTCAACTTTCTGTGTGGGTAAGGCGTTATAATAATATAACCCTTAATAAGGAGAAGTAAAATGAAAAAGATCATTGTAGCCGGTTTATTAGCACTATCATTTATTAACATAGCTCACGCTGAACGTTGGGCACACGGTGGTGGTCGTTATTACTATCATCCTGGTTATGGTTGGGTGGTACCAGCATTAGTTGGTGGCGCTATCGTATACGAAGCTACTCGTCCTCCGGTTGTTATCCAACAACAGCCAATTTACATTCAGCAACAAATGCCACCTGCTGCACCTGTGTATCCAGCACCGGCCGGTTATCATTGGGAAGCCATGTTAGACGGTAATTGTAATTGTTATAAAACAGTATTGGTTCCTAATTAAATGAGAAAAATTTGTTTTGTTCTTATGATGATAATTGCCAGCACTGGAATGGCTGCTGGCCTACAACAGTTGTTTGATAGTTTAAAAAAACCTCCAACTACACAACCCGCTCCGCAACCACCGCAACCACCTAAACCTCAACAACCGACTAAAAATGGCCTACAGCGATAAAGTAATCGATCACTACGAAAATCCACGTAACGTGGGTAAATTAGAAATGGACGACACAGTGGGAACAGGTGTAGTCGGTGCTCCTGCCTGTGGCGATGTTATGCGCCTACAGATCAAAGTAAATGAACAAGGTATAATCGAAGATGCAAAATTCAAAACATACGGTTGCGGATCAGCAATCGCTTCCAGCTCACTGGTCACAGAATGGGTCAAAGGAAAAACTCTTGACGAGGCGGGCAGTATTAAAAACAGCGACATCGCCGAGGAGTTGGCTCTTCCACCTGTTAAAATCCATTGCTCAATCCTCGCAGAAGATGCAATAAAGGCGGCTATCAATGATTACCGTAACAAACACAGCAAGTAAAAAAATACAAACTAATCTGTCAAAACGTGGCAAGGGCATAGGTATCAAGGTGGGCGTAAGAACTACCGGGTGTAGCGGCCTTGCTTATGTATTAGAATATGTAGATGAAACTTGGGCAGGCTCCACCAGCTTCCCGCAAGATGGATTTAGCGTTATAGTAGACAACAGAGATTTGCCTATAGTAGACGAAATAGAAATAGACTACGTTAGACAAGGTTTAAACGAAGGTTTTGAATTTCGTAATCCCAGAGAAAAAGATCGCTGTGGTTGCGGAGAAAGTTTCAGAATTTAATGAATTGTAAACTTGTTGTATTTGGAGATAGTTGGACCTGGGGAACAGGTCTTCAACCCAACGAACCAACATATGGAAAATTGATTGCTGACTATAGAAATATAGAATTTCAAAATTACTCTGTGCAAGGCACAGCAGCAGAGCACATGGTTCTTCAATTACAAGATTTATTAAGCAATATCGATCCTACGTTTAATTACACAGCTTTATTTTCTTTTACCGTACTATCACGTCTGATGTATTATGCTGGCAAACAACCCGATACGGCCTATGTTATGTGGGATGGCACTAAAGACGATGTATCTGCAAGCTATTTTAAAAATATACATTCAACTCTATTAGATCATTTTAAATTTTATACAACAGTATTGGCTTTGCAAAGTCTATGTCGACAGTACAAAATACAAGACTATTATGCTCTAAGTTTTTCAAAGGTCGATTGGGACCTTTTAAATTTTATAGGTGTTGATAGAAGTAAATTTTATAATCAAGGTACCACAAATTTTTTAGATATCTTAGGATCCAAATATCCTGGAGATAATAAAATATATTTTGAAGGAACAGATGGCGGACACCCTAACGCATTGGGGCATCAAATAATAGCTCAACATTTACAAGAGTGGATAAATTGAAATTATTTGCCAACGGATGTAGTTTTACCTGGGGAGGTGAACTGTATAAATCGTTATACGACACCAATGGGCAACTGCTTGACTATACAAACCCCGATCCTATAAACAAAGAAAGGCTGACTCGAGTTTGGCCTTTTCAATTGGCCAAACGGTTAGGAGCAGACTCGTGTGTTAATCTTAGTATGGGCTGTGGATCAAATGATCGCATAGTAAGAACAACTATTGATTTTTTTACACAAGAATCTGAGAAAGATTGGACTGCTGTAATACAGTGGGCACATCCACATAGATTTGAGTACTGGGAAGAAGAAACACAGGCCTGGACGCTTATTATACCGCAATGCGGAACATTAGGTAAGAATGTCAACGGAGATGTTTTTGATCGGGTCAGTAAGTTTAAAGATCAAGTATACCGCAATTACACAGATTATACCTACGCACAAAAATACTGGACTCAAGTAGTTAGTCTTGCTAATTTTTTTATAGCCAACAATATAAAATATTATTTTGTTAATCTAATGCCTAACAGTTATTACAATCTATTAGATTTGCATCAACAACAATATCTGGAAAATAAAATAAATTGGATCGGCCAAGGCCCAAGGCACGATTTGGTTAACATGTTTGACTCCCGCTTTGACACAGCACATCCAACAGAATCGGGGCATAAACAAATAGCCGATTATTTCTATCATCGGATAACTCAATGCTAACGGTATTTACAGATAGTCGAGTACTTGATCTACAATGGCTACCTGCAATCAAGTTTGACGAACCCTACACGGTTTGTCACAGTCTAACAGACTACATCAATGCCCCCGGTCGTAAAATAGCATTTACAATGTACATGATGGGACAGGATTATCACAGTCCTGTTGACTCGTTTGAAAGTTTTGTTAATCAACTAAGTCAGAATAGTGAAGCAGTATTTTGTTTTGACAGAGAAATGTCACTGCATTATTTTGATAAGTGGAATCAATGCACAGGAAAAAATGTTTATTGGCTAACTCCTGCATTTATTAACGAGCAACATCCAGTAAAAGATCGTGTAATTTTTTGGGGGGATTGGTTCGAGACGTCAACTACTCTCTATAAAGCCTTGCCCGATGTTTTGTCTACTGTGGAACCGTATAAAACAAAATCAAAATATTTTGATGCCTTATTAGGATTAAAGAAACCCAACAGAACATTTGTTTATGAAAATGTAAACAAACATAATTTAACCGATCAAATCATAATGACCTACAATGTTGATCGTAGAGTACAACCCGAGACCGGTCGGTATGATTACACTGACGAGTTTTATGCTAAAGATTATTTTATCTGGGAGCCAGGAACCAAAGTTGCTGATCCAATAAAGGAAACAGCAAATTATGTTCAGTATCAAGGTCAGACTACGAGATTAAGTCAAATTATTCCTGTACAAGTTTACAATGATACGGCCTACAGCATAGTGGCCGAAACAGACTTTAGAAACGAACACAGTTTCTATACAGAAAAAACAGCCAAAGCTCTAATGGCACGTAGACTATTTGTGGCATTCAGCGGTCGTGGATTCTTGAGCAATTTACAATCTTTAGGGTTTAAAACTTTTGGTGATATAATTGATGAAAGTTACGACAACACGCCGCCGGCAGAGGAACGATGGGCTCAAGCGTTCGAACAAGTTCGGTACTTATGTGGTTGCGATCGACAGGAAACTTATGCTAAAATAAAACCCATTGCCGAGCATAATTATAATTTAATAATGAATCAAAATTGGAACCAGCTCGCCGCAGATAAAATTACGAATATAATAAACCATGCTCATTGATCGTTACAATTACAAACCTATTGACCGTACTACCATTAATGGAAAAAGACATTATTGTTTACCCGATGGATCAGCGGTGCCCAGCGTTACAACAATCTTAGATCGAACAAAACCACAAGAAAAACGCGAAGCACTTGAGCGATGGAAAAAATCTGTAGGAGCCGAACGTGCTCAACAAATTACTACAGAAGCCGCTAATCGCGGAACACGTATGCACAGTTACTTAGAACACTATGTTAAAACTGGCGACATGAAAGAACTTCCTACTAACCCATTTGCACAGCCGTCGTGGTTTATGGCCGCACAGGTTATCTTAGAAGGATTCGCCAATATCAATGAAGTCTGGGGAGTCGAAGTTCCTGTTTATTATAGTGGGTTATATGCCGGTACTACAGACTCTGTGGGAGTGCATTCAGGTAAACCCAGTATCATGGATTATAAGCAAACTAATAAATTAAAAAAACGTGAATATATTGACGATTACTTTATACAATTGGCGGCCTATGCACAGGCGCATAATAATATGCACGGAACTGACATCAAAAGAGGGGTAATTCTTATGTGTCAGCAGCCGAAAGAGCTCAGTCCTGGCGTTTTTGACACCCCTGTTTATCAAGAGTTTATACTTGAAGGCGCAGAATTTGACCACTATAACAACGAGTGGAACAAGAGAGTTGAGCTATACTATCTCACAAACTAAATACAGTATACACGTTGGGATCAGTTAAGTATGGCAATAGTACAAATTTCAAGAATTCAGCAAAGACGCGGGCTTAATCAGGACCTGCCGCAGTTGGCCAGCGCCGAGTTGGCCTGGAGTGTTGATACACGCCAACTTTACATTGGTAATGGTAC